TCACTCGCTGTTCTCGGTACGTTTTGCCAAACGCATTTCGGCAACGCGGCTGGTCTGGTTGATAGTGCCGCGATTGTAGCGGGCACTCGTCTGGCGGTTTTTATGTCCCGCAGATTTCATGACGTCGGTTTCAGAGGCACCCAAGTCGTATGCCTCTGTAATGGCACCGGCGCGCGCGTCCATGTTCCAAACGTGCTTTGGTAAGCCCGCTTTGTCTGCGACCTTGCGCCAGCGCTCCGTAAATTTGCGATTCTTGTAAGGAACGCCAGTTGCCTCTGAAATGATGACTGGACCAACCTTTTTGGTGGCCGGCATCCTGTCGATTTCCTCCAGAACCGCGGGGTGCAGCTTTAGGTCATGCTCTACAGCGAATCCTGTCTTTGTGTGGATCTTGCGCAGTATTAGGTCCTCGTCGATATCAGACCACACCAAGCCATTAACCCAGCGTTTGTCACGATAGGTGATGCCGCCATCGTCTGTCACTTCCCGCGGCTCCCACTCGCCCACAACGTCTTTTTGGCGGAGTGCGAGTTCAAATTGCAGTACCGTGGCGAGGGCTACAGAAGGGAAGCCTTCAGAGTGTGCAGTTGCTCGCAGCGCGTTGACGTGTTCGACGGTCATCACTGACGTACGCGCAGGCGGTGTCTTGAACCGTATTTTGCTAAGGACGGTGTCGGCCCGGAAGCAATCCTCGTGGCCCAGAGTGACGCCATAGCCTATCAGCTGGCGGACAGTGTCCATGGTATGTTTAGCTCGCCACGGCCTAGGCTTTTTTTCTCCGTCCTTTGGCTGCCCCCATGCCGCATGCCACCGCTTAAAATCCGGACCCAGAAGCTTGCTGATGTGCCGCGCGCCGACGGTCGTCTCAATAATCTTGAGAGACTTAAGTACGTTCTCGCGGCTGTTCCACTTCATCGAGTGTAATGGTGAATCGTCATTTGTCTGGTAGGCGCGCGACAGGCTCTTAATCGTACCATCGTAGTTCGGTGCCTTGTGCTCGCCGGTAGCCGACCACGCGAGCATTTCGGCTTGGAGAATGCGGCAGCGGGCCGCCAGTTGCTGCCGACCTTCGGGTGTCTCCGGGTAGTGAAGTCGAATTGAAGACGGTCGATAGCCACGCTTCGCTATGTCGGCGCGTGCCTCCCAGTACTCCCGGTACGATCCGTCTTTATTACGCTTCCGTTTCAGGCCAGGCGCGTCGGTCATGACCAGTTCTCCAATCCATCGACAGATGATGGCAGCGTGCTCTGGGTCAATCCATGCCGACGATCGAGAAATGCGCGCACAGCTGGCCAGTAGCGGCAGCCAGTGAGAGGATCAATCCTCGGCAACCCTTCTCGCTCAAAAACCAAGGCAAGGGCATCCCATTGCGTTTTCGCCTTAGGGCCAAGGATGCGCGCGGCGATAGACGCTTCAGAAAGATATAGCGGGCTGTTATCGTTTGCTGCGCGCATGCGTCCTCCTCTGTTGTTCGGTGACCTAATTTTCAGAACAAGCCTCGCAAAAGTCCAGTTTCGCCCAGTAAAAATGTTTGGCCCCACTCAACCAAGAGGGAGCGGGGCCGCGACGGTTCGTTGCTGGTGAGGCCTCGGTGGTGACTACGCCGTCGCTATTTCTGTCCGAATAAAAGACCCGCGCAGCCACAAGGGCGCGCTGGGCAAGTCGACCAGCCTGGCAATGCGGAGGCTGGCTGGGAAAGGTCAGTTCACAAGCTTTGGGTCCATCCCAAGGGCGGCGCGGTAATCCTCGACGTCTTGCCTTGATATGGTCGTGATTTCGACAATGCGAAGATTGCTCAATTCGCTCATTGTGCAAAGAAACGGATGTGGGAGGCCATCATAGTACATCGCATCGACCACGCCGCCGGGGCGAAAGCCTAAAATCGTCAGGTACCAAACGTAACCGTCGGACTTCTGAAACTTGAGCATATCACCCACCGAAAACTTCGGGGGGTTTTCCTGCTCGAAAACATCATGGAAGGTCGGTCTTCTTCTGCCAACCAATGCGCGCGGCAACTGCTCTCTCGCATTGCTCCGCGCAGGTTCGTGTCTTCTGCTTGCATGGGTCATTTCGGTATGCTCCTCGGTTGCCATTCTGTAGCGTTTTCGCTACTGTGTAACCAATACAACTTACAAATCGCTACGTCAACGCGAAATCGCTACAGGATTATAAAAATGTTGCCGGTACAGTGCCGCATGGCCCGAATTGCCCTCGAATGGGGTGTGCGCGAACTGGCGGAGGCGGCGGACGTTTCAACAAACACTGTTACACGCTTCGAAAAGGGTGATGAGCTCAAGCACCGTACCGTCGATGCCATGCGGACAGCGATGGAGGCGATGGGCGTCGTATTCGTTGAAGCCGGTGATATTGTTGATGGATACGGAGTGACGGTACGCTCAAATGAATGACGCCATCAACAAGCTACCCCTCTTCGCAACAGATCGTGAGCTAGCAGTTGCGATCGTCGGTAAGGCACGCGCATCAATGTGGATGAAAACAGTCGTCCCTCAGCTAGAGCGCAAGGGCTTTCCGAAGCTAGACCCGCTACACGACGGCAGACCCGTGCCGCTGGTCAAGAAATTCTATGAAGGCTATTTTGGTATAACGGCTGGCTTCACTGCCGCATCGCCGGATGGAGAGGAAAGGCTTGGGCAATGGAAGAAGTCAGCGCGCCGTGAGGCCTTGACCCCACCCCCAACTGGAGAATAGCCTCTACCCGCGGCCACCAACCGTATTCACCACACTGAGGAGACGACAAAACGCTTTCGGCATTCGTGCCGCCGGCAGATAGTCCCTCGATAAAAGGTGGAGCGATGCGTGACGCAAGCTTAAAAGGCCTAGCCAAGGTCAAGAAGACACTCGCCAGCGGCGAGACCATTTATTACTGCTACGCGTGGCGAGGTGGGCCGCTGTTGAAGAACGACAAAGGTGAACCGATACAGCCTAGTGATGCCATTTTCGATGCTGCATTCAAGCGAGTCCACGAGCGGCGCAGAGCGCCCTCACCCACCAATCTGTCGACGCTGATGACCCTCTATCGAGGCTCTTCAGATTTTCGTCGCACCAAGCTTGTCACCCGCCAGGAATACGATCGATACCTCGACAAGATCCGTCTGCAGTTCGGCCGCCTATCGCTCGAAGAACTCCAGCAACCGTCGACCCGCGGCTCATTCAAGGAGTGGCGGGACGGCATGGCCGATAAGCCTCGTAGTGCAGACTTCGCATGGATGGTGCTTGTTCGAGTTCTGTCGTTTGCAAAAGATCGAGGGATGATTTCGGTCAACATCGCCGAGAGAGGCGGACGACTGTGGCGATCGACGAGACGCGATAGGACGTGGACTGACACCGACGTGGCCGCGTTTGAGGCCCTAGCGCCCTCCTACATGCGTTTAGCCATACAGCTGGCGCTATGGACCGGCCAGCGCAAAGGAGACCTTCTGCGGCTCTCGTGGAGCGATTTTGACGGCATCAATTTGCGGTTCATGCAGTCGAAAACGAAGGCGCGCGTTTTGGTGCCCATGGGCCCGCTGGCTAACGTCCTAAGCTCGCAGAGAGGCAATGGTGCCATCCTTCGAAACAGCCGCGGCGCAGCCTGGACAAGCGATGGTTTCAACACCTCTTGGAGGAAATGTTGCGCGAAGGCTGGCATCGCCGATCTCACCTTCCATGACCTTCGTGGAACCGCGATCACCAGGATGGCGCTCGCTGGCTGCACCGTGCCGGAGATCGCCGCAGTGACCGGCCACAGCCTCAAGGATGTCGAGACTATTCTCGATATGCACTACCTGGGGGGGCGCGCTGAGCTTGCAGCGAGCGCGATGCGGAAGATGGCGGGATTAGGCAATGGGGGCAAAGTTCAGCCGCCTTGAGAGGCAAGAAACTCCAGGTGGTGGTTCTCTCGTGGACACCAAAATCTTGCCGTTATTCTGCCGCTAAATAGCTGATTTATATAGGTTAAATGGCGTGACGCAGACTTAAACTCCCCTCACTGACACGCCACCTGTGGCCATTGATTTCATTGTATAACCCGGCGCGCGCCCCTCACCCTACCGAGGACGGGTTGCCTAAAGCCGGCAACGACGCCTAGTCTCAGAGGCTAGCGATTTAAGTCGCCGACATTGGAGCATTGGAATGATTGGTGCGAAAGAAGGGACGTGTTGTATTTGCGGAACGCATGGCAAGTTGACGTTCGAGCATATCCCTCCCAAAAGCGCGTTCAACAATCATGGCCTGCTTGTGGCGTCAGTGCAGGACTATCTGGACTCCGAAAAAGATGACAGGAAGATCCGGCATAGGGAGAGCAGGAAGGGTTTTGGAAAATATTCGCTGTGTGAAAAATGCAATAATATTACTGGCGCATGGTATGGATCGGATTACGTCTCTTGGGCTTACCAGGGTGTTCGCTTCGTCGGCTCATCGGGCGCGTTGGCAATGCCATTTCATATCTTCCCGGGACGAGTGGCCAAACAAGTTGTCGCTATGTTCGGTACGCTGAACGGAAGCGGATTCTTCCAACGTCACCCAGAGCTACAAAAGTACGTTCTCAACAAGAATGAGGTGGGACTACCAGAGAAATTTCGGCTGTTCTGCTTCCTGACTTCCAAAAACTCACAAGCCTTCCGCGCTAGCGGAATTGTCGCAATGATGACGGTTGGGCATCATCGGCCCATAGTGTTTTCGGAAATGTCTTTTGTTCCCTTTGGTTACGTTCTTACTGTCGACAGCCTTCCTCCTAGTCCGGATCTTTTCGAAATCTCGTTCTTCTTTAATGAGCGATACGATTCTTATCGAGATCTGCACCTTCCCATACCAAGCAAGGAAACCCACAGTTATTTCCCCGGGGATTACCGAACAAAAGCCGAGTGGGACAGCGCGTTGAAGAAGCGCCCGTGATTTCGTACCTTTGAATGCGCATAATGCTTGACCCACGATAGCGTTACCGCGGCTCTCTCTTCCAGATCTAGGCCCGGAGAGCCTAGCAAAACGAGGCCTTTTCAATGGGTTTACCGATCCGTTAGCCATTAAATTTCACGCTTCGTTCCGCGAGTTTTGGCTAACGCTTGAGCAGCGCATGGCCAACGCGGGCTCATTTGAGGGAGACCTTAGTGTTACTGCAGATTTGCAGATTGACGCCCGGCGGACCGTAAATGACCTTGCCGCCATGGACACCATCATTCACGCCGGATTTCATCCGAGGATTTCTCCGTCGAGCGCGACATGACCGTCAGCGAACTGATCGACATCATCGTCACGCACGTCGACAGTTTTCAAGAAGCGATGGCAGCGGCTGATATACTCGATCCGCTTTGGACTGCCGGTAGTTATGAGGGCACCGGTTGGCGGGTATGGTTCGTGAGGCGGGAATGTAAGAGCCTCCATTAACCCACGCGGCTGAAGAATTTCACTGCGAATGTGAGATGCTGCGGAGCAAGGGAACGAACGCGACATTGGGGAACATCGCTGTCCGTACGGTCGGATGAGCAAGCTCTTAAGCTCACACAGTAACAATTTCATCTAGAAGATCCAACGGGCTTGCCCACAACATAGAATTGCAATATTTCAACTTGCACCAGCATTCACGCTTAACCGAATTTTGGAATTTCCATCGTGAGCAGTCTTCTTGAGACAATTAATAATCTGGACAAAAGATTCGCTTTTGCATGGTCTTTGATCGGCCTTTTGCTCGCTGCGGTCTTAGGTGCGCTATCCATATACACAGACTTCATTAGAACTGCCGAGCCCAAATTGCAGGTGGAGATTCTGGGTAACGAACCTGTATTGGACGTGAGGGAGAAGCTTCCCGATTTGGAAGTGGTCTATCAGTCGCAAGACATAGCAAAAATTGGAAAAACGCTGTCCGTTATTCTAGTTCGTATCGCCAACCGCGGTTCTGCGGATGTGCTAGGAACATTCTACGACCCGAATTCGCCGGTTAATGTGGAGCTCGTTGGTGGCACCCTCGTTAGGGCCGAAGTCACCGAAACTAGCAATGATTACCTAAAGAGTGCGGCTACGCTAACAAGATCTTACCCTAAAGTAATTCTCGCCCCAGTTATATTTGAACGTGGCGAGTGGGTGACGCTGAAATTGTTGGCCTTGCATGACCTAAGCAAGCAACCGTCTCTGTCCGCCTCGGGAAAAATTGCCGGTCAACGTGACATCCCAATTGTATCTGCGACTGAAACGGCGACTGAGACAGGTTTCTTCCAAAGGACATTCTACGGAAGTTTCACTACTCAATTGATACGAATACCTGCGTATTTTTTTGCCATGATCTTCTTAACTTTAGCGGTGGTGTTACCTACCATTGCATTCACCGACTGGCGGACGGACAAGCGTCGTAAAAAGCTTATTCAGCGTTTTAAACGCAGAACTAGACTACCACTTGTGCACGAAGACGATCAAATATTAAACGCGTTCCTTCACTTCGGCACCAGTCGGTTTCAGGCGATCGCAGACCTAGTGGAAGATGACGAAAAGCTCAATTTCGAGGTCGATGTCTGCAAAGATTACTATGACAAAAAGGAACAACGCCTTCAATCAAATCCGTCGGAACGCGACGTCAATCGTCTTATTGCCGCTGAACCTTATGAGGGAAATCCGTTCGCAGCGGCCAAAGTGTTGTTAGACGTGGGCGTCGTCGAGAAAATTAACGACAAATGGGTGATAGAGCCGGACCGGAAGCTGGTGATCACAGCATTCAGGGATTACCTTGACATGATGGGCGACGAACCTGAGCGACAGAAAACAACAAAGGCTCAACCTGCGGAAGTATAATAACAATTAGGGCATCTGATTACAAATCCAATCGCACTTACAACGATTTCAGGTGCCTGGGATGTCTCGATATGTAAAATAAGTCTCGAAAACACCCAACGTTTCCAGCTACGTCAAGATAAAACTGTAAAATAAAATCGACAGAAAAAGGTCTTTGTGGATAAGCGGCGATGGTACGTTGCACGTAAAACGCTTTGGGCAGCAAATCACGAGGCGCAGGGAGGACAAGTTGCCATGAACGCCGAAGCCCTAAGAATTTACGAGAACCTGTCTAGCGTAGAGGCAGAAAAGCTCGATCGGCTGACCCGACAGGCTATGAGCAAATCGGTTAATGATGCCGTCGCAAGGGGAATGCTCCACAGTTCCGCTGCGATACACGCTGTTGTTAGGAACATTCGTGACGCCTTGCCGCTTGAGGCCCAGACTGCGCTAACAATCCTTCTGCGGTCACTGGCAGCTCACGGTGTGCAACTGGATGACAGCAACAAGGAAGCCGCCAAAGACCTGCTGACCCAACACATTCGCAGGCGCGAAAATGAGTTGTTGGCACTCGCGAAGCAGACCCCGCCTCTGAAATCCCCGCATGCGACAGATGCGTTCTTTGAAGACTATCGGAGCGTCGCTAGTTTGGAAATAAGAAGAGTTTCAGGTGAGTTAGATCTGATAGCCGCATCAAACGCTTCCCGTAGATCAGATGCCATCGGACGCGGTGAAAAGGACTCATATGTCTTCAATGGTCCAGTCGGTCTCGTCCAAACAGGTGCAGGTAGCTTTGGACTTGCCAACCAAATCGTAGACACTGAGGCAAGACAGCAGATTATTGCCGCATTATCGAAAATCCAAGATCTGCTCGCGAAAAATCCAGACGATGCCGACGATGAGATTGTAGAACTTGTGTCCGAAGCCAAGGCTGAAGCCCAGAAAGAGCGCCCCAACAATTCGAAGCTCAAGGCGCTAGTAAGTGGCGTCGGCAGCGCGATTTCCGTGGTACCAAAGCTGAGAGAAGGCTATGACAGTCTGAAATGGGCGCTAGGGTTCATCGGAGTCAACTTGCCATGAGGTTGTAAGGACTATGTTCAAGATAGTTGACCCGGAGCACCCTACAACTCGTAAGAGCGGCGCAGAAATCCTAGCAACAGCAGCGCTCTTAGGCCTCAGCGCGGATTATCTCGGCGCCGGTGACCGATTTATAAATGTCGGTTGTGATGAGGTCGCTATCGGTCAACTCGACGAGTACGTGCAGATTTTGCAGTATGATCCTAATCAGCAACCGGATGACAATAATTCGATCTAGCCCGGTCCCCACGTCCCGAACGGCGATCACTTCCTGAAAACCCACCTGTCACGGGGCAGCCCAGCACACTTGTTCCAAATCGTTCCAAGAAATTCAGGTGAAACGGCCCGTAATCGTCCGGATGCGATGGCCAGAAAACCTTATTGACTCTTCTCTAAAATGAGAACATTTGTAGAACAAACTGGAGTAAGCAAAATGGCAGACGGCGAGAAAATTATTGTCGTGCAGTTCAAAAACAACCGTGGCGGTGTCGTTCCGGGAGAAATGCGGCAAGCTTCCAATCAAGCATCCGCCGAGAAAATCGCGAGCGCGATGGCACCGCGTCACGTCGGCGTTGCGGCTTATGCCGTTACCGTGGATGAGGAAAGCGGCACCATGGCAAACCCACGTCTGCTGGTGCAGCACGGGCAAATTGCCGACTTGATGCCAGACTGATTTACCGGCGCGGGGGCGCGCGCCTTTCAAAACAGGGAAAGATTTTAACACTCTGAGACAGGAGGATGTGAACGTGCGCCCACTACCAAGAGAACCGGAAGCCGATCCGGTTGACCACATCATTGCGTGGCATGACGGCGACAGCCGCGCTGCGATAGAGACGCTGATGGAAGATATCCAGCACCTGAGATTGCAGCTTGCACTCGCGACCGCAGCGATGGGCAGAGGATTTACGCGCGGATGGAAGCCGGACGCTGATCGAAATGCCGGGTAAAGGTGTATATTTGCTGTCGGACTACGGCGGCGAACCTGTGGGGGTGTTATGTGAGGAATGCGAGCTTCTAAAATTCATCAGTTCAGGCGAATTGATGATCGAGTACGGCGACCATTCTATGCCATCGCTCATAAGCAAGATTGCTGAGGACATAATCAAATGCCCGAAACCGAAAGAGGGTTTCTCCGGCCGCTGTATGCTCAGATACCATACGCGCACTGGCAGCCTCATCGATACATTGAAACAAGCGAAGCCGCCGGCCGTTAAAGTCAAGGAAATACGAAACTGGGAGATTGTAGTTGCCAAGTGCAATTACTGTGGCCACGTTTCGAATATCCAGCACTGGCAACTGAACCGTGTGGCCAAGGCCGAAACCACTGTGGACGATATTGCCAAGCGGCTGAAATGCAAACGATGCAGCGTGAAGGGTGACGTAAAAATTACCGTAGCCAAGATGCCGAGGTGAGCATGTGTAATCTGTATCGCATGGAAGACAAGGACTGGGTCTCGAAGTGGGCCCAAGACGCCGAAAGCCTGATCAACCTGATGCCCGCCTATCAAATGAACCCCGACCAAATGGGGCCGATCGTTCGCAACACGGGGGACGGCAAAAAGCAACTGGTTCATGCACGATGGGGCCTGCCCTCACCGATCTTCGTGCAAAAGAAAGCTGCAGAAGCTAGGGCGGCAAAACTGAAGGCCAAGGGCAAGGCCATCGATATGGATGAACTCATCCGCATGGAACCGGAACGTGGCGTTACCAATGTGCGCAAGCTCAACCTGCCTCACTGGACGCGATGGTTCGGCGTCGAGCACAGGTGCCTTGTCCCGGTCACCAGTTTTGCCGAACCGGATCCTGCGAGCAAACAGGAAGGTGGCAATGTGCCCAATGCCTGGTTTGCGCGTGATGAGGCAAAGTCCCTAATGTTCTTTGCTGGCATCCACGTGCCGCAGTGGAAAAGCGTCCGCAAGGTCCGCGACGGTCTGACCGTCGACGATCTCTATGGGTTCTTGACAACAGATCCCAATGATCTCGTGAAGCCGATCCACGAGAAGGCCATGCCGGTCCTGCTACTGACGAGGGAAGAAACCGAAGTCTGGATGCGGGCACCTTGGGATGAGGCAAAGCACCTCGCTCGCCCACTGCCAAACGACGCTCTGATTGTTTTGGCGCGCGAAGCGTATGGATCGACGATTGTTTCGCGAAGCGGGGAACCTGTGGAGCAAGGAAGCCTGTTATAGTAAACGACCACCGCCAAATGGAGAGAAGGCCTAGGGAGAAGGCGCATGCTGATAAAGCCGAAGGTTTTAAAGAAGCATGGCATACGAGTGATCGGCCGACAGGCTGATGGAGACTACATGGACATAGACGAGATTGAGCTGAAGAGCATCGATGCTCAGCTCATCGAACAGGCTGCCGCCAAACCGGGTTTTCGCGACGTCTATGCGTATGCTGGAGCTGAGAGGTTCTGGGATGACGAAACCCGTGCTTCCGGCGCATCAATGCAGGTCTTGTTCAGTGATTCACTGTCGCTGGCGGGCATCCTCTATCGCGACCCCGCTTTGTCGGGGCCTGTAATTCTCTGGATTAAAGCCAGTTCACCGGCCGAAGCAATGCACCTATTTACGAAGGAGATGCAAGGTGGTGATGGGTCGCCCGTTGCGGCGTACGATGCGCCACGGAACTCTCGCAAAGGACATTGATCAATGAGCGACCAGACTGACAAAACCGGCGACGGCATTCACGAGAACCACTGGTGTGAGTATCCGGGGTGTCGTAAATGGGGTGGCTTTGGTTACAGCCGGAGTAAAGCAGAGAAGTCGTCCTGGCATTGCTGGGAGCATTATCCGCACAAGGAGCCGTCAAGGTGATGGTGAACTCAAGACGTTCAGAGCGGAGCGCGGGGCGCCGGTTTTGTGGGCGGTGGAAGATTTTGTAGATCGGGTGAAAAGGGAGAGGTGAGCGGTGCCTGAACCAACTAAAAAGACTCAAGGCTCATCTTGGCTTGGACGTTACATTGCGAACGCATCAGGTTTCTGGAAAGCGGCTATGTGCTTCCAAATCGCCTTCTTGGTTCTCATGCTGCTCCACGGCGGCGCCTTGCTTGCAGGCTGGCACAACGCTTCCAATCGGATAATAGGCTATTCGTCACTGGCCTTCGTAGGGTTTTTCGTGTCGCTCCTATGCCACGCATATGTGAGCATTAGGGCATCATTGAAACGGGACGAGGTGAAGAAGCGGTAGGGTTATCCCTGCGCGCCTCATGCAGCTGCCCTTTACCAACCGTTTACGCTGCTGTGGCACGCTAAAACCAAGCGCGAAATGTATTCAGTACGCGCGGCATTCCCAGACTAGCCCGCCACACTCGGCGGGTTTTGTTTTGCTCTGGAATATCCGCAGCGGGATAGGCTCAAGGCGATCTGACCGCCTAGATGCCAACTTCGTCGTAGTCGGGTCCATAATCATCCGGCGAGCCTAATCCAGCAAACGATACACGTTCGCGTGATTTTGACAGCCCTGAGGAGCAACATCTCGCCTTGGATCCGCTTGGGTTGCGAGTGTTGCCTGTGCGCTACAGCATTTTTCAGCGAATTGTTATTTAGTGAATGCTCAAATTTAGGAGTTCAGACCATGAAAAAGACACTCGCGACCCTGGCTTTTGTTTTGGCGGCGTCCACCGCTATGGCAGCTGACGCGGTTTCTGAAGTGCCCGCTGCACCGGTTGCAGACGTTGCGCCGCTGTTCAGCTGGACCGGGTTTACCGCCGGTGTGCAGGGCGGATATTCCTGGAATAATAATGACGCTTCGATAGTGGGCCTTCCCGGCGAAACGTCCGCAGACTTCGACGGCGCTCTCGCCGGTGGTTTCGTTGGCTTCAACTATGACCTTGGCAACAGCTGGGTCGTCGGCCTTGAGGCTGACTTCGAAAAGAACTGGGGCGATGATTCAGCCACTATCCTTGGCACCGGCTTTGACTACGGGTTCGACTGGCAGGGTTCGGTTCGTGGCCGCGTCGGCTACGCATTTGACCGTGCCCTGGTCTATGGTACCGCAGGCTGGGCCTATGCTCGCGGCTACGCGGAAGTTCCGGGCGTTGCCGACGTGAAGGAAACGTTCAACGGCTACACCGTCGGCGTTGGTCTCGACTACGCGTTTACCGACATGGTGTTCGGACGCGTTGAGTATCGTTACACCGACTTCGGCGACAAGGATTTCAACTTCGGTGGCGCTGCAATCAACGCGGATGTCGACCAGCATGCAATCCGCGTCGGCCTCGGCGTAAAGTTCTGATAGCTATTCCCCATAAGCAAGCAAAGCCCGGCCTCAGTGTCGGGCTTTTTTGTTTCTACCCTGCCCGCGTCGCCCGCGGCTTTGATTGATTTTCGACAATGCGATCGACGCGCAGCGTCATCTTGTCGACGGCATCCTTCACTGCGCCGATCGCTCCCATGATCTGTTCCGTCTGCTCGCGAAGGCCAGACTTCGAGACGTAGGTTTCTGCCACGTGCAGGCGGTGAGCAGCAAGCTCTTCTCTTGCCAGTGATGCCATCGCCGCCGCAGCTGACGCGGCGCCAGAAGCTTCTGTTTTTGCTGCGCTGATCTTGGCGTCGACGTACTTCCAGAGGCCGAACAGAAAGCCGAAGAGCATCACGAAGAAGCCAGCAACTGCCATAATCTCGGCGCCGCTCACGGCTTCACCCCGCACAGCTTCTGCAGTTTTTCGTTTTCGGTGAGGATCTGCCGCTTTGTCTCCGGCGTCATCTGGTCATCGACGGACGGGCGCACCGGACGCGCGATATCGCAGTAGCTACCGCTTGTCGCGCATCCACTTGCCAAGAGCGTCATCAACGCCAGCGTCATCCAGATTTCTGATTTCATTTTCGATATCCCCGGCCTTCTTGATGGCCTTGGCGTTAGCGGCGGCCTGTTCGTCTTTTGCCGCGGAGCGCCCTGCCCGCTGGCCATACAGAAAGACGCCCGCGAGGATCGCGAGCGCCGTGCCGATTGCGGCTAGGTAGCCTTTGAGTTTTGCCCACAGGAGGATCAAACCGTCACCTCCTTGCCCCGCCAGCTATTCCAGCGGCGGATAACGACGTCTCGGTTGCGATAGGCCACGTAGCCGACGGCTGCAACAAGCACGCCCGCAGCAATCCAGCCCCATGGAAGGCCGGCCACGAAAGCGAGCAGGCCTGAGCTCGCAGCTGAGCCAACACCCTTAGTCAAGGCTTCCCTCGCCGCCAAGGCGTCGCGCCGAAGCTGAGCGAGCGTGGCGGGACCGATAATGCCGTCTGCTACGAGATGCGGGTGCGCCCTCTGATAGGCGATCACGGCGTCTTTGGTCTTCTCGCCCATCCAGCCGTCGATGGCGCCCGGATTGAGGCCAGCCGCGGTCAGCAGCTCCTGCGCTTCCTTCACAACCGGATCAGGCTGTGCGGGCGGCTCGGCGGTAGCTTCCTTCGTTGCGCTGGCTACGCCGGTGTAGATGCCCTTCTCGAAGAGCAGGGCTTCTTCCTTGCGCCTGCGAACGAGGCCGGGCAGCTTCTTGCCTTTCGCGGTGTTGTAGTTGGCAGTGAGATGAGCCGCAGCCTTCTTGATCTGGCCTTTGCGCCAGTAGTCGGCCCAGGTCCAATTCATGGCGCCGACGCCGAGGTTGAACGTGACCGAAGCTGCCGCGTCGAGCTCGTGCTGCTTGCGGTTCTCAGGCGAGCCGGCAACCACGGCAGGCACGTATTCAGCAGCAAGCACGGCGTCGAGGATGATATCGCTCTGTGCGGCCGTAATCTTGGTCTTGCCTGGCACGAGCTTGGCAATGCCGACCTTGGCGAGCTCGCGGCGCACGGAATCGCTGCGCATAGTGAAACCCGTACCGATCGTCGGAATGCCGATGGGGTCAAGATAGGCGGTGAGCGGATTGCCCTCGTGCAGGCGCACGAAAGCCCTCCCCTGTGCGGAGATTTTGGTGATTGGCATTTTGGAATCCTGATTCTTAGGGGTTGTTTCTCGCCCGCCGCCGGGCGCTTTGTTCATCTGGCGTTCACGCGCCAAAAGCCACCTTGCGCGTGGTCGCTCCGCCCAGCGACCTGACAGAGGCCCGCAGCTGCCCCCCGGCCCTGCGGGCCTCTATTTCTTTTTGCGGACCGGAAGAGATGAACAATTTGTAAGTTGTGAAAACGCGCTCAGGGCTTTAATAGCGGCGCCGGCGTACGCGCCCCTGAAACGGGCCGCGGCGTTGGGGTCCGCTGCTTGGCGGAGTGGCGGGCCTCTTCAAAGATTCTGGTGGCGCTTCTCAATCAACAGGACCACACTCGCGCCGCCGTGGCCATCCCAATCGCTGCGGTGTGGAGGCCCGGCGCTTACGAGGAGTGGCGGGCCTCTTCATCATGGAACTATTTCAGATGTCATGAATTCTCTGCCGCCGTGTAGTGATTTGCACACAGCACTGAGGCTCGCACTCAACACTCCCCGGTTCCCGTGCGAGCCTCTTTTAGCATCCCGCTTCGGAGCGCCGGCTTAAGCTACCGGCGAAGATGCCGGCGTTTAATGCTGGTGCGTTGAGACGCGCGTGGTGATCACGTGTGTGATGATGGTCGGCTCTCGGAAAATTAGCCAGAAGAGAAAACCCAAACCACCTAGAAATGTCGCACAGCCGCTGACGAGCAAAGCAATGCCGAGATAGAAAAGAGCCAGGTGACTGTTGTTCATCTTTCTTGAGCCGGCAACGTTGAATAGCAGTGTTACATTACTTGTAGCGCTATTCTTTTCAAGCTGCTACCGGCCAAGCGATGGGCGCGACTTCCGCGAGGAACTGCTCGACGGTCGGCTGTGGCCGCTGACCGACCTGCACCTTGGCCAACTCGCCGTATGCGTAGAACCAGACATTATCGCGCCAGGCGACAAAGGCCTGAGCTTCCGCCGACCATTTCGGCTTTGTCGATGCCGTGTAGGATGCGAGCGTGACGCCATCGCGGAATTGCTTCTCGCGCGCCGTGCTGTCGACAAGGTTCTGGATGGCGTTTTCGTAGTCGGTGATGGTGGGAGATGGGGGAGCCGCTGAAGCCTGAACTTCTTCTATTTCTTCTGGAGTGAGAGGGCGTTCGATAGTTTCGCCGGTTTCCGCATCGAAGATAACAACTTTCATCCCCTTATTCCCTCAAAGTAAAATTCCGCCTGACTGTTGCTTCCGGGTGCGACTATTCTTATTGCGTTTCTTGCAACAACACCGGGCAACCTATGAGTAATTATTCTAGTCTGTCTTGTAGATACGTCCTCGTACATTATTGTACCAACAGATTGACTGGGTCGTGCTTTGTTGAAGGCTCCTATTGTCAATTCACCTGTGCTTAGGTATGTACCCAACAACACTCCGGACAAATCTCCGTCTCCAGCCTGAACCGTTGTTGTGCTGTAGTTGTAGTAACTATACAGAATGTTAAATCTGTAGTTTCCAACCGTACTAAGCCACGTAGCGCCATTATCTGTTGAAACGTGTAAGTATGTATCTCCTGTGTTTGCATTCTGAATTGAGTAGAAACAACGAATGAACAAAAAAGGAGAAAGATTTAAAATTTGCCCGGTAGATACTCCAGACAAATTCAAAGTCCCAATAGCCTCCCAACCACCGAGCAGTTGATTGGCCTGAGCAGGCGTCAAATCCTCCACATTACCGGTTCCCGCCGTCAGCCGCCCTTTAATTGCGGGCGCCGCGAGCTGAGCCAAAAGCGCGTTGCCAACGACATTGTTCGGAGCCTTCTTTAGGCGTTTTCCGGTCGTGTCAGCGGAAACTAGCAAGTCGTTGAGCGCGACGCCTCCGTCTGGCCCAACGACATCACCAATGCCCGTGCCATCAGTGCCGCGCCTCGCAAGAAGCCGCCAGTAGGCGTTACTCTCGGTCGGCAAGGTGGGTGGAGCATTGCCCGTGGTAGGCTGAAGCGCGATCCACGTCGAGCCGTTGTCGAGAACAATGTCATTCGCCTCGTAGGCCGCCGCGCCACTATAAGCGCCGCGATCTACGACGCCGGCAGTGCCAGAGCGGGCGAACAGCAGCCATTGTGTGTTCTCGGTCGTCGGCAGCATTGGCGGTGCATTTCCAGTCGTCGAGACCTTGGCTATCCATGTGGAGCCGGAGTACTGAACGATATCGCGGATCGCGTAGGCTGTACCCGCACTGTAGTTGCCACGCTGATTGACGCCAGCGGGACCAACAGGGCCGGTCACATAAGACGGCGCACTCCAGTCCCCCGACGTTGCCGAGTTCTTGAAATAGATCGCCGACCGGCCATCGCCAATATCGATGACGAGGACAGCAAAGCCCTGCGCAGCTCCGTTATATGCCGCCCTCCCCGCCAGGTTGGCAACGAACGCATCGTACTCGACGCCCTGAACCAGTGCCGCCTTGTTGATCGTGCTAAAGACGCCGGGGCCGATCCCGATCGGAATATCATCCGTACCGACGGTGATTTCAGACAAGCTATCGAGATTGCCATTCGACAACGAAGCCAGAAGCCTCCGCATCGTCTCGACGGCTACGATTGTGGGGTTCGTCAACTCGATCTTGTATGGCGCATCAGTCTGCGCAGGACCGGGCCAATCGTCGGCAAGCAGCAGTTCGGTGTCGCTGATGATCTGCTCGATCACGATCGGGCGGCCAACGTGAATGCCGAACTTGTCACCGACCTTGATCGGGGTCAGTCCAGCAACCGCCGTCAGCCATCCTGTATCCGTACCGGTGACCGTTCGCGAGCCAACAGCGACGGTAGCCGTACCGTCGCCGTACCATGTGGTGTTAGCCATTATTCGGATGCTCCGTTACCGTTATCGACGATGGCGGCTTCGGATTCACCACGCGCGAGGCGCAGATCGGCTTCGAGACCGTTGATCTTGTCGAGAAGGGTCTGATTTTCCTGCTTCTGCATGGCGAGGTGTTGAGCAAGCAGCAAGGTCCGCTGCTTGAGGAAGCCTTCGCGCACTTCTGCCTCGTTGAGGGCGACGAGAGCGTCGACCTGCATCGTGTTGCCGGTTGTCATGATTACCTCTTGAAGGTGTAGGCCACTAGCTCAAGCATTGACCAATTGGAGTTAGGGACGCCTGCGAACCTGGCGCGGAACGTCGTCTGCGTTCGGTTCGAAGGAGGCGTGAACAGCTTCGACCACATGACAACGTCGCCATAGTTGCCCGTCGTGACTACCGGGACGCTGTCGATGTCGACACCGCCGGTATCATCTCTAAGGGAGGCGAAAGTCTGAAGGGTGTTTCCGGCCGCCGCCTGAATTTTTCCTCTGAATTCCACCTTTATCTTTGGCGAATTTTGTCCGTGGTTGGCGGTGACATAAAGGTCGATCGTGTTGGGACCGCCCCCACTTTCGGCGAATACGATATTAGTAATCGCCCCCGGATCGATGTTGGATGTGCCGACAGTCAGAGTCCCGATATAGGCGTTGGAGATGTCGACGTTGCCCAAGACACTCGAAAACGCCGAAAGCGTATTTGCCCTGATATCGTTCGCATAGAGAACACCGTCCTGCACAGTAAATGGCCGCTTGATGGTAGCACCATCGTCGCTGGCGACAACGAACTGTCCTGCCTGCACAATGACGCGTGTTGGCAGCGCGGGATTAGCAGGAACATCCAACAGCAGTGAAGCGGCGCGATATGCACCATCATTGACTGCGGCCGTTACGCCGTACCGCGCTGCGTATCCGGATGGAGCGGCGATGGCAGCCCAAGCGACATTGACGAACGCCGAGCTGCCGCCAAGCGCCGCCGTCAGCGTTTCCACCTTGCCAGCAACGGCCATGGTTTCATTCACTGCGAGCTGGATATCCTCACGATATTCGGCCCTTGCCTCACCGAGCTCCACAGACAATTCTCTGGCGAGTTTGCGTGTGTCTTTGTAGGCAACAACCGATAGCTCCATCATACCCGCAAGGATACCGTCGATGGCATCCTGCGCAGTTCGTGTGCTGTTGCGGAGCCAACCCAGCGCTTCTTCAACGCCGCTCAGATCGATATCGACAAATACATCCTTGTCAGAAAGCAGGATGTTCGGCGTGATGACCGGGATAAATCCGGACCACAGCACAGGCCTGTCACCGCCGGGAATGTACCTGCCGCGGACAACATAGCTTTCAGCTGGCAGAAGACTCTGCGAGATGAGCATTGAGCCAACCTGAGGCTGGTCCGTTCGGCCTTCGGAAATCTTCTCCAGTGTCGCCTGAAGCCTGACCTCGTATTCAATGCCGATCACATCATCGAGGCGGCCATCGCTATTGTCCCACGTCAGCCGGATCGCAGGCCGGCGATCTTCACCGGAGCTATCCTTGACCGTGGCCGGTTCTGCGAACCAGTCGACAATAGGCTGTGGCGTCGGTCGAATGACGCCAAGCTGGCCGTCAACCGGAGGCTTGAACTCGGTATCGCTGCTCCAGTCATAGTCAGCCGGATCCACCTCCGTGATGTCGATCATCACGTCGAGGTTGGCGCGATCCGCAACACCGTCGATGCGCATCAGCTTTGCGATGTAGCCGTTACGCTCAGACGTCCACGAAAACACCGTTCCTGGCGTTACGTATGCCCAGAACTTCGGCGGCAGAACGATCGTGTGCCGGCGGAAACGTCGAGCCTCCTCCAACGCCGACTTCATCAAGCGCTGAACCTGCTCCGGATAAGGAACGAAGTTCAGATCGACATCAGCCATCAGGCGGCGGTTGCCGTCGATCGCTTCGAGGTCAGTTCGATAGAGCGGCGGTGCAGTCTTCACGACCCAGCCGTCAGAAGGCGACGGATAGTTTGCGGAGACGCCGTTGATGGTGTCCGCCAGACCGAGGAAGGGAGTGAACTCCTGTTCTTCGGTTGATAAGATATCGTCATCCGTGAACGCGACAACCGGTGCGCCAGGCGCCCCAGAGTGCAGGTAATAGACGCCGCCGACTTCGGAGATCCTGCCTTGGCAGGCCGTCAGCAAAGCTTCTACGGCGGATGTGAGCGGCGCCTCGACTTGGATTTCGCCGCCGCTGCGATAGGTATTTACCCAGCCGGTCGATTCCAGCGTGCCAGCACGATGCTTCTCAATCTGAGTGATCCACGCAATGGCTGGAAGGCGAGCAGAAGAGAGGTTCTGCAGGCCATATACCCACTGGCCATTATAGTAGATGCCGCGAAGCAGATTGTAGATCTGGACTGCCGGCAGAAAGTCGCCATCGCCGCCCCAGGTCGACGGATCAACCCAGCGCTGGCCGCCAACGCCGCCGACCGTGCTGTCGCGCGACGGATCGTAGAGGCGCATACCCTCAAGCACAAACTTGAAGGACGGCACGCCGGAGAACATGTTCTTCGAGACGCGGGCCGTGACGATTGCGTATGCAACGCCACGACCTATGCGGTTCGGATTCCACCATCTGTTGCCGTTAGATACGGACGTAAACAGGAAGCTGTCGGCCGTCGTCTGGGTGCCGTCGTAGAATTTCACCCATAGGCTGTCGGGATATTCGTTGACCGAGTAACCACGATCAGTCAGGCCGCCAAGAGTGACGCGTTCGCCATTGACCCAGACCTCGGCAAGACCTCGCACCGGCATATCGGATAGCGAAATGACCTGCGTCAGGTAGGCGTTCGGCGTGTCGCCGTCCTGCCCCCAAGTGTTGACGAACACAAGAGAGCCAGCGGTAGCGGTACGGCCCATGATGAAAGAGCGCGAGATATCGCCGCCGCCCTGAAGTGTGCCGTTGATTGAGAATGTGGGGTCTTTCGGCTTGCCTGCGAGAGACTGCGCGAGGAGGCTTAGTCCGAGGCCCGCGACCGCCTTCAACGCAAAGGCCGTCGCCGTCACGAAGAACGACGCGGCGCCGAATCCCAGCGCGCTGCCGATCGCCGTAGCGATGGAAGTGAAAATAGCCATCGATTTTCCTTGGGATGCGCGATGCGCGCGGGGCGCAGATGGCGCCGAAGGAATGCCGCTAGAGCGGCTTCATGAAGTGTGTTTCGACAGCGCTGTAGCCGCGCCGCTCGTAGAGGCTGGAGACGTCATTCGTGGCGAGCGATGCCATGCCGGCGGAGACGCAGCCGATCGATCGCGCCCACGCCTCGTAAGCGTCAAGCATCCTGATCGCGCCACGCCCTCGCGCCTCTGATGTCACGAACCAGACTGTTTCCTTGGCAATGCGACCGGCGCCGAACGGATGTTCAAAAGCACAGGCCATCAGCACACCTTGCGCAGGCTCGCCAGATACAAGCACGCAGGCCATTGGCGACGCAAAATGCTGCTGAAATAGCCGATCGGCATAAGCTGCCTGAAACGGAAAGGTGAAGCCCGCCGCCTCATGGCTCTCGCGAAGAAGCGCCACAACGCGGTCGCGGTCCTCAGCAGTAGCGAAGCGAACGTTCATCAAAACAAACCTAAAAACTTTTTCCGCTTCGGCTGCGTCGCGACCTTGCCCTTCTCTGAGCCCCAGAAGAATTCCCACTCGGACGATGTGTCCGCGTCCTCATAGAAGGCATCATCGGCCTGCCGTAGAACCTGGGTGGCATGGCTGCGCGTAGAAGGGTTAGAGCGCGTCATTTCCTGCGTATGGCTGGCGCACACCATCGTCACGCTGCCCTCTTCGTTTTCAGAAGGGGTGTTGATCGTGATGTTGTCGACGAACCCAACGAAGCGGCATTCGGCCGGCGCCACCATCTGACGGCTGTCCGGGTCGAACAGCCCTCGGTAGATCTCGACGCGAGCCTGCCGGCAGTCGTACTGGCGGACTAGCGTTTGAACATGCTCGCTGACCTGCGACAGGCGGATATTGACGTTCTGCACCGAGAGGTTGGCGACAAGCGGAATGTCATCAATCTGGACGAGGGTGCCAGAACCGTACCAGTCACGAGTGACCGGCAAGCCTGTATCCGGGTGGACGATGGCCGCCGACACGTTCCCGACGTCCGACCACATGCCATCGGTGACAGGCGCACCGGTTGCTCTATCGCGCGCAACAAACCAGAGGAAGTCACGCGCCACCAGCTGCCGCGCCTCAAGCGCAGCAAGGTTTTCTGCTGAGATGTTTCTCATTGATCTTCCAAGAGGAGGTGGGCGGGCGCAGGAATCGAACCTGCGCTTTACTGTCGGTCAAAGACCCGCAGTAACTATCCGGATGACGTCGCCATCAACCGGCCTGCTCTACCACTGAGCTAACCCGCCACTGTTCTATACAAAGATTACCGGGCTTCGATCGCCTGAAACGTGACCGCGCCGCGACCCGTTGCCATGTCGGCAGTTGTCGAGATTGAGCCAGGCACGATTGCCATGATGCAGGAAGGCTTGACCAGCGTCGCTGCGACAGGTGCCGTAACGCCCGGCCACAGATGCGGACGAACCTCAAACTGCGTTGTCACGCCACCGCTGCTGGCCGTTACAGGCTCCATGACCATGTGTAGGTCTTTGTCGCCGATCTGGATGTAATCGCCGACCGATACCTTGTAGCCAGCAGGAAGACCCGAGAGCGAGATCGCCTTGCGATTTGCAGCGATGGTTGCCACTTGTGCCACGCCATCGAAAGCGCCGCCTGTAGGCCAGCTACCGTTCGGATACGCCACCGGGAAACAGCGAGACTTTGGAAATGCCAGAAAGGTCTTCAGGACGCCTTCGAGGCTCATGATCCGGGCGCGCCAGTGATCAACCTCATTTGGGCGTAGCGACTTTGATTGAGCCGTCATCTTCCAAAGCGGAGAGCCGAAATCCTTCCCGATCGTCTGGCCGCCGGTTGTACGTGAGTATTCTTGCCGCCAGAGCGGTTCAAACTCGGTAGACCAGCCTGGGAACTCGTCGAAAAACGAAGTTGGGAGCGGGTATGTGATTGTCATGCCTTACCCCAACTTCACGTTTCGTTTCTGAGCAGACCGAACCGCCGCTTCTACGCGGCTCTGTAGCTCGCCCTGCATCTTGGCTAGCGCCTTTTCCTGTCTCGCGACGGCTTCAACAGATGCACCGCGGTTGTCGACGACAGGATTGAAGTTCACGACGACACCCGCCGATTGGGCAGACATCGACCGCAAAGTCGGCACACTCGGAACAGAAATCCCTACGGGTCCGCCGTTGGCGTAGCCTTTGCGAAGTGCTTCAACTGCCCCTACTCCACCGGCCCGCACCACGTCGGCTTGCGACCACACGACCTCGCCTTTGTGTACGATGCCGGCTGGCTGGTATTTGCCGCCCGGACCAGTGAAGCCGCCTTCTGAGAAAAGCCCGCCTGAAAGGCCGGCGTATCGAGACGCGCCGCCGCCAAACAAACTGAATAGACCGCTCAAAAACCCTCCGCCGCCGCCAGCAGCGCTATTGACCTTGAAGATACTGTTGAGCACATCGTCCAGAAGCGCATCTGCAATGCGGCTGAGCGCCCCTGCAAATGCGTCTGCGGCGCTCTCGCCGTGTATCAGATCGTCGATAAAGCCACGCGTCGCATCTCTCGCAACGTTGTTCCATTCATTCAGCTTCTGCTGTTGCTCTTGCGCTTTTCTAAGCGCCTCGGACTGGCGCGCGTAAGCCGCAGATTCCTGCTCGATTGCAGCAATCTTGTTTGGCGAGAGCTGGATGCTTTCGAGGTCTTTCTCCCCCTTCTTACGGGCCTCCTCACGGAGGTCAGAGAGGGCTTTCTGCTCTAGGTCGACGGCTGTCCGTCGCTTAACCTGAGCCTCATTGGACAGGCCAATAAGGTTCATTTCCTGGCGCAAAGCCTCGGTCCTATCTCGGACAGCCTGAAGATCTTCCGCAAAGCGGTCGGATGCTGTCTTTTGCGGAGCCCTTGCACGCTTCGGTGTGCCGAAACCTCTGTTTTTGTCTGTGTCCAGATCGGATGGGCGGCGTTCCGGTGTGGGGCCAAACTCTGGCGTCATAAAACCAGGGTTTTGGATGTTGTCGGCCCACGGCTCCGCGTTGGTCTCCAGCTTCCCACTGTCGGGATTGTAGCTGCGCCAGGTGGTGATGTCAGTCATTCTTGACGTGGCATCATTGACCTTTTGAACATTGCCAGCAGCAACGAGTGCGGCAGCGGCCAGATCGTTAAACTTATCAGCAAAGTCCGAGGCGGCTTGCAGACCTGTGCCGTTGATCGCGGCCGCCAGCGCGTCTTGTACGCGCTTAACTTCTTCGGTCTGAACTTTTCCTTCTTCGGCGGAGCCGGCAAATTTGTCGAACGCCACCTGGAGGTTAGTAATCGTTTCGGCCTTTTCGCCCGCCAGTCTTAGCAGGTCGAGCAAATCCGCGAAGGAAACAACTGCCTTATCAACTTCCGACCTGACGCCTTCCAGGGTCTTCGCATTAACGATCTCGGCGCCTTCTTTTAGGTCAGCGACATTTTGCGCTCGCTTTAGTTCGTCAGCATACTCGCGAAGCGCGGGGATTGCGTCACCCCAGCGTTCGGCGACGGCAGCAATCAGCGCTGCCTGCTCCTTGAGAACCTCGGCGGACTTATCGCCCTCGGTCATCACACTGTAGAAGTACTGGAGGGCTGCAGTTCCGGCAGCAATAGTGCCGATCGTCACCAGCGAAAGGGGCGAAACAAGTTGTCCGAAAGCGGCGGCCAGCCCTTTACCGACACCCTGCCCGCTATCCTTTATCTGCTGCAGGACAGCCGAAAGCTGCGTACCCTGCTGCAGGGCGATCTGGATGGGCGACATCCCCATCGCTGCGGTCACGCCGATGTCTTGGAACTGGGCCGCAATGTTTGAGGTATTGAAGCTATTGCCGCTACTCGTCGTGACCGTCGCCTTAAGAGCGGCATTGCGCCCCTTAATGGCCGCGGTCGACGCGAGCGCCGCCTGTCGCTCTCTCTGAATCGCCGACGCCATCTCGTTGGCAGAAATCGCGCCGGCCGCGTGGGCCTGCCGGATCTCGGCGACCGCGTTCTTGTAGTTCGAAATGGTAGCAAACAGCGGGCTGTATTTGGCGCGGAGGCGATCAAGCTCTTTCTGCTGATCAGCGAGGACCCCGTTCCATTCTTTTGCTGCCGTCGTACCGATGCCCACCATGCTATTGATGCGATCCTGCATCGAAGTGGTGAGCGAATTGTTGATCGACTTTCCAGTTGCGGCAAAACGTTTCTCAATGCCGTTGGATGCGGCGCCTACGTCCGAAACCAGCCGATTTAGCGCACGCTTTACGGTTGCAAGGTCGGTGCTGATTGAGATAATCAGATCATCACTGTTGTTACCGGCCAAGTCGGTGTCCTAACGTGAAAAAGCCCGCCATTGGCGAGCCGAAAAGGATGGATATGCTGAAATATTTGCATTCAGGAGTTGCGGCGGCAGCACTGCTATTGGCATTGCAGAATAGCGTCAGTGCCCAAGTGCGGACGCCACCCAGCATCCCCACCGCGGGGGACACTGAGATGGTCAAGGTGGCGCGTTGCAAGGAGAGCTTGGGCCCGCTTTATGCGTGGCAACTGGGCGACGCAAAACGCCTGCGCGACTGGTGTCGTCAAAACGGCTACATCACGTACAAACAGCAGCTTGCTGCTGAGCGCTGATCAACCACCATACCTCTTGATCAACTCATCCATCTCTTCATCAGACGGTGGAGCCACGGAATTTTTGGAGCCGTTTGCCTCGGCCTTGCCCTTCACCGCAAGGGTGAACTCAGTCAAGCTGGACGACCAGAATATTGCCGGTGTCCAGCCAAGGCCACCGAACGCAATCTTTTGCCAGTCGCGCCAAGGAAAAGGTTCTTCTATGCCGCCTTTTGAGCGGCTTCCCCGTTTCCCTCGTCTTCCTCGTCAAAATGATGGGACAAAGCCTCTGAGAGCGCCTTGGCAACAGCGCCGAAGTGCTTCAGCTTCAATGCGCCGATGGCCTTCACCTTGTCGCCCCGCACGGTAAGCAGATCGAGCGCGGCCACTGTAGCGGCCGGCTCAACGCCAGAAAGGCGAAGAAACAAATCAGACATGCTCTTGCAAGAGAGGCGCGTAGACACGGCAGCAAGTCCACCCATCTCCGCGACGATGACCAGCGGTTCCTTGCCGACCCACAGACCCACCTCACCGCGAGCTCCGTTCACTTCCAACGGAAAAGGCTTTTCAGCGTCAGCCAAATTACACCTCCGCAACGAACGTCAGAACGCCGGCAGCAACGAACGTGGCGGTGAATTCCATGTTGCCTTCCATCTCGCCGCTGAACTCGAATTCAGAAACGAACCACGGGCCGGTGTAAGTACCGAGGCCAGGTACGATTACCTTAGCGTTGAATTTGGTAGCATCGTTGACGTGCACCATGAACGCGGTGTTGGAAGCGCTCTTAACGAACTTGCCAGAACCAGAGAACGTGCGGTTCTTGATGCCCGGCTCTGCCGTTTTCTGCGGCGTGTTTTCGGGATTGACACAGTCCGTGATGGTCGTGTCGACTTCATTTGCGGACATGTTAAAGCTGCGGGTCGTCAGACCACACAGGTTAGAAAAGACTTCAGGCGTTTCGCCGTCACCAATCTGGATGAGCAGCGTACGACCAATCTGTTGACCGTCGGCCATTTGTAAACCTCAAAAACTGGGGGTTGGTGGCCATCAGGCCGGTGTCTCGACGCGCGCAACGAACTCGACGACGCCATGCGTCGTAACTTCATCCGGGTCTTTGAAATGACGGGTGTTTTGCCGAGTAATCGATATCAATCGATGCGAGGGCAGCACTAAGGGCGCCTCATCCAGAGCCTCGACGACCTCGTGAATGATTTCCTTAAGCTCCTTGAAGCCTCCGGAGTATTGCGACCAAACGTGGATCGTGACGTAAATGAGGTTCGACTTCAGACAGGCGACGTCATCTCTAATCACTTGGCTTTCGCCGTATTCGACGTAAGGAAACGGCGCGCTGGTGGGTGGCCTATCGTAAATGCGCTGGGCGACAATCGCGGTTAGTCCGGATCGCGCCTTCATTCTGGAAACGATGGCTCCTTGCAACTCAAGATCTGGGCTTGCCATTACTTCTTCATGGCCTCCCTCACGCCTCGCCAGACGGCGTCGTTGATCCGCTTTTTCGCCTTAGCCCTAAACGCGCGCCACGTCGGGAAGATGTGTGGTTGCGCTCTCGTGCCAGGGTGCATCTTTGCGCCATCCGCCTGCTTCTTGCCGGCAACCGTACCGCCGCCTTTGGCGATATTGTGAGGTCGGGTGCCGAACTCTAGAAAGTGCCAGATCCACGCGGCGAAAACGCCTGTCGCGTCGGGATCCTTGCTTGCCGTTGCGCCGACGAGCGCCTTTGCGCTCGGCCTGTCAGAGATCTTACCGCCCTGGATCGAGGCAGCGTAGTCGCCAGCCGTGGCGCTGTTGCTTATTGGTGCCCTGTCAGAGATTTTATCCGCAGCTTCCGTGGCAATCAGCAGCTTCGCTTCGGCTGCATACTGGTTGGCAAGCGGGGCGACCTGATTGAGCTTTTTCGTCAGCGCCTCTCGGCCCAAAACTTTGGCTTTGATCACGACGCCTCCCCCTGCACCACAAGCAACTCGATCCACTGGTTGCATTCGTCGATGTTGACCGCGGCCTTGATTGCGTAGAGCACGCCGGTACGCTTATTCCGCGCTCGCCACGCTGGCGTAATGGTGCGCGTGCGTTCGTTGCTCCGGACAGTCATGGTGAACGGCTGGACGCCCTGCATGCGGCTGGCAATGACCGTTTCCGATCCGACCCGCGGTTCAAGGCGGGCTGGCTCAACGAATTGCTCCGCGAAGCCGATCACGACGCCGCCATACCCATCGTCACCTTCGACCTCGGCCTCAAAGCCGATGCGCTCACTCAGCGAGCCTGCACCCGCCCTCTTGCGTTTTGGCATTCGGTCGATCCTTGGTTGGTTCGGCAGCCTTAGCCACTATCGCAGCCGCAGCGCATTGACGGGTGACGTTGTAGAGGCCAACCGGATAGGCGATGGTGAAGCCTGGCTGGCGCCAGTCGAAGGCTTTATGGAAGCGGAGCCACATAGTCGTCCGCCACTGTTCTCCAGACACGCCACGGTGCCAAAAGCATCCGCACTGCGCGCGGAAGCACTGCATCGCCAGTTGCCTTCGGGTCTGGCTCGCGCACCTCGTAAAGGTCGCCAGTCACGAGAAGGATAGCCGACACGATGGCAGGCGAAGCGGCGATGCCGTCGGCAGCCGTAGGCGTTTCGCCGATGGCGACCACTTCGCGATCTAGATGCTGCGTAACGATGCTCTCAGCGGCGTCGCGATATAGGCCGATCTCCGTATCTTCATCTTCATGAAAGACACGGAGGTGCTTCTTGACGGTTTCGAGATCGACGATCGGCATATCAGGCCGCCACTACTGCGGACGTCGGCGCGCTTGTGACGGGCACGCTGCCCTTGTCGTTTGTAGCCGTGACGCGAACCGTGATAGCCTTACCAACGTCGCCAACCACAGGAACGTAGGTCGCCGCCGTTGCACCAGAAATCGCGACGCCAGCCGCAAACCACTGCCGCGCGTAAGTCGGCGAGCCGGACCATGTGCCAGTGGTCGACGTCAGTGTCTGGCCAACCTGTGCCGTGCCTGTGATGGCGGGCGCAACAGAATTCACAGGTGAGCCGATACCGTTGACGATGCCGGCGCCGATATAGGACGCGACCCTGCGCTTACGAACCTTCGTTGACAGCATCGGGTTTGTCCTTCTTCTTCGTCGAGCGAGCAGAGGAGATCACCGGCTTGTCATCGGCTTCATCCGCGGCGTCGTCTTCAACGGCGGCCTGCGCCTCACCAACGATGTCCACCAGACCCTGCGCAGCAAGCTGCTTCGCCTCGCCTGCCTCGACCTTGAATGGATCGCTCTTTTTGGTCTTCAGTTCTTTGCCAACAGCAAAAGTGCGCTTGGCCTTCACTTCAAGAAAATCGGTCATGTTTGCTCCCTTTCAAGGAAGGGGAGCCGAAGCTCCCCTTAGATCAATCAGGCGCCTTCGACATCGCCGGTCACGAAGGACTCGGGGCGATAGACGGCGAACGCCAGACGCTCTTCAGCGCGGATCGTGAAGAGATTCTTCTCGAAATCGTCCACGTTCTCGCTGGAAAGCAGGACCTCAATGTCCATGCGGTCGAAGATCTGAGCCGCGAAGCTGAACGCACCGGTGAGGAACTCACCTGCGGCCATGGCCTGCGTCGCAACGACCGGCAGATTCCAGAGCGTCGGAGTGAGCGATCCCTGCGGATTGCCGATGATGTAGTTGCCACCGGCATCCTTGGTCAGCTCGATCTTTGCCCAGTCGATCGGGTTCAGAACGAACGCGGTTGCCGGATACTCAGCGAGAACGACCTGCAGAACAGCCAGACGGAGACGGTCGATTGCCGTTTCATCTGCGGCAGCGAACGCCGGGTTAAACGCGGTGGCCTGCGGAACCAGACCGTGGAGGTTCTGACCGGTGCCAGAGCCATTCAGCAACTGGTTTTCTTCGACGAAGCGCAGGCCGTAGCGAGCGCGGCCGTCGATGTAGGAGCGAAGCGCGGGCGCGTCGTCCAGGATCTGGCGAGACGCCTTGAAGAGATGCGCAAGCACTCGAACCGGCGAAGAGGTCATGTCAAACGTCAGATCCGAGTACGGCTTTGCAGTGGTTTCAGCAACCGGCGCAGCATTATTCGTGAAGCCAGTTTCCTTGACGTATTCGATCGAGCTCGAAGCAGTCTGGCCGGGCATAACGAGGTCGCGGATTGTCAGCTGGCGCTCAGGCAGACCAAAGATGCCAGGAACACGCGCGCCTGGAACGAGAGATGTGCCCTGAGAGCGGCCCGCGCCGACAGTGGTATTGGCCGAGGTGATGGCAGCGCGGTCGGCCTTGACCTTAATCATTCCCCGGTATGAAGAGTCAAATGACTGCGCGCCAGCGGCCTCGACGACGATATCACCCAGAGATTTTTCATCCGGATCACCGCCAACACGCTCACGAGCGGCGCGCTTTTCCATGTCGGAAAGGCGGGTCGTGACATCGCCGAGCTCGGAAAGTGCCTTGTCGGTCTTTTCCTTCAGCTCAGCGGAAACTTCGCCGCTTGCGGCAAGCTTGGAAGTGAAGTCGGTGGCGAGATTGCCAACCTGCTCCTTGATGGATGCAAGGGAGGCGCCAAGTTCGCCAATTTTTTCTGCTAGTTCGGCCATGAGTGGCTCCTTTATCGAATGAGTGGTGATTTTGCTTCGGCGATAAGCCGTTCAAGGGCTGCCAAAGCAGCAGCATCCGTCTCGACGTCAGGAGCCCCCTGACCATCCTTGAGGTAGAGCCGAGCGGCCCGCTCTGCCTCAGAGCCCGACAGCCCCATCAGTCCCCTGATGCCGTTCTCGAACTCGCGTTTTGTGATTTGTTCGCCGGCGGACATCTTCTCGACCAGCGTTTGCGCTGCCTCTGCCTTTGCGGCGTTCGCGGCCTTGATACGCCTCACCGGAGCAGGCTCAACGTCGGCACCGTATCGGGTCAAAGTCTCGTCGAGCGTGGCGATGCGGTCGACCATGCCGCGGTCCATGAGGGCTTCGGCGTAGAACACTCGCCCTTGGCCGTATCCGTCCTCAACTTTGCTGACCGTCACGCCTCGCCCTTCGGCGACGGCTGCGACAAACCGATTGTAGGAACGATTCACACCGTCCTGCACATGCGCCAGCGTATCCTTGCCGAGCGGCTCGGTTTCGTTGCCCTCGACCTTGTGCTTGCCGGCAGAAATATACGTGCGCTTGATGCCACGCTGTTCAAGGGCGGCGGAAAGGTCATCGTGCGCCGTGTAAACGCCGATCGAACCCGCGCGCCCGGAAGGCGTAACGACAATTTCGTCGGTCGACGCAGCGATCCAATATGCCGCGCTCGCTGCCAAGCTGTTCACTTGCGCAATGATCGGCTTTTCGCCGCCGCGCAGCTTGCGAATTTCGGTCGCAAGCTCGTCTGTGCCTGGCACCGTGCCGCCGGGGCTGTCGATATCGAGTACCACAGCCTTGATGTCGGAATTCGAGAGCGCAGAATGCAGCGCTCTCTTGATCCCAGCATACGAAGTGCCTCCACTCATCGCGGAAAAGGCATCCATTCGCTGCGCCAGAACCCCGTAAACCGGGATTACGGCGACGCTGCCGCTGGTTTCCGCGATTTCCTTGGCTCGCGCATCGTCGATCGATGCCGCGAAATCGGACGAAAACAGCTTCTCACCTTCGGCCCGCGCCACCAAAACATCAGCCAAAACGCCCAGTTTTTCGCGCTGAATTGCCCAAGGTTCGGCCAGAAAGGCCGAAATCAGGTGTTCAAACTTCATGATTTTCCCTTATGCAGCGCGCGCTGCTGGCGTTGGCGCCGAAGTTTCGGTCTTGCCGAGCGTATCGAGGCGCGTCATCGTGCCATTCACGATTGCCTTGTCGCCGCCGTCCACTGGCGCCTTGTCTTCGTACGAGCGTGCCTCATCGACGAGGTAAATGCCATTCGTGACCATCTTCGACAGGAATTCTGCCCGCGCCGTGCTGTCGCCGCGCAAGAGTTCTTCCATGTTGAATTTCACCTTCATGGTCTTCCTGGTTTTTGCGTCCAGCAAGTCACGATAGATTGCCGCTTCGATGCGTTTGAGCATTGGCCGCATGCAGGTCTTGGTGAATTGTAAGATCAGTTGCTCGATGCCGCTGCCCCAGGTCGTGGTGCCGTTGGCCGCATGACCGATCATCACAGGCGGTACGCCAAAGATTCGGCAAATCTGCTCGACGCTATACTGCCTCGCCTCAAGGAATTGAGCATCCTTGGGGTTGATCGACATCGGATACGGCTTGAAGCCAGCTTCCAATACCGTCACCCCGCCAGCCTTCTCGGCACCGGCGAACTGTGTCAGCGTGTCTGAGATTTGCTTGCGCTGATCGGCTTTAAGTATCTGGTCTGAGCTGACTAGAAGAGACGAAAGCAAGCCGTTCTTGAACATCTTGCCAGCGACTTTTTCGCCTGCCAATGCGCTCCCGACCGTATTTCGTACAACGCCGATAGGCGACATGCCGCGATCACAGCCAGGCATCCGGACGCCGCGGACGTGAAACATCTTGCCTTCTGGCACTCGGCGCTTTTTGCCGTCTTCCGTCACCTCGTAGTAGCGCGTGTTCCGACCGTCTTTCGAACGGCACACATCGACGCTCAAAGGGTGAAGCGGATTGAGCGCAACGAGGCGCTCGCCGTTCATTTTCTTTTCCGCGAAGAAGTTGCCGTCAAGCAGCAGGCACATCGCCGCCATTGACCAAAACTCTGGCGCCGTGTCGTCCATGTTCGGCATGTCGTGCAGAAGCTCGTAAAGTGGAGCGTTCTTGTCGACCGTCACGCCGTCCTCGCCATAAACGATGCAAGGAAGCGTGCCGGCGGCGTTCTGCACGAGGTTGACGCATGCCCAAACCGCATCAAGCGAAAGGGCACTTTCAATCGTGACTGTCTCCCCGGACGTGGTGCCGAGGCCAAAGAAGCCTCGCCAAAACTCGCCGTCGGTGAGCTTGATAGGCCTTCCGACCCATCTCTCAAAAAAGCCCATCAGGCCTCACCATTAGGTTGCCCATCACCAGGTGACAGAAATGATATTGTTGACGAAGTCGTCGAGGTTGCCGCTATCGCCGCCCTCGTAGGTGCCAGCCATCGCCGTTGCCATCGCTAGGGCGACCGCGCCGTCGATGCGGCGCTCGCGGTTATGTTTGACGAGCTTTCGATTGCCGGCTGGATCTGGCTTGACGGTCGCATTCATCATGCACATCGTCAGCACGGGATGGTCGCCGTGGGCGAGATTGCCGTTGAGGATGATGCTTTCGAGCTCGCGTAGAGCAGGAGACATCGACTGAAACCCCTGCCCAAAAGGCTGGAAAACAGCGTCGTCGCCTTCAAGCTGATCGTCAGTAAAACCGGCCTTTTGTAGCCATGGCTTCAGGTGTCTGAAGTTCCATCGGTCGAACGCGATCTTGCGGATATCCATCTCTTCGAATTGGTCGCGCAGGTAATGCGCGACGAACTCGTAGTCGACGGTTCTGCCTGGCGCGGCCTCGAGATTGCCGTCCTTGTGCCAGATGTCATACGGAACGCGGTCGGCCTTGGCTTTGGCCCTGATGCCGTCTCCCGGCAGCCAGAACGTCGGCTTAACGTGCCAGATGGTTTTGCCTTCCTGCTCTTTCGGCGCCATGAGCACCAGAGCAGTCAAGTCGCTTACCTCAGAAAGGTCGAGCCCACCAAAGACAGGGAGACCATCAAAGTCCACAACTCGAGCGTTGCACGCTCGCCAAATAGCCGGCGACACAAACGGTGCATTGGCATCTATCCTTTGGTTGAGATGGAGCCAACGGAAGCTGGCCTCTTCGGTCGGCATACGAGCTGCGCGCTCAGCGTCGTCGCGAACTGAAGAAACGGATTTAAACTTGCCAAGCGCAGGGTTTGCGGCCTTCCACGCTTCCTCGTCGAGGACGTCGCAATCAGCCGGAGCCGTGTAGAGGTGCGAAACCGTTCGTGGTGCTTTTGATGTCTCGGCATCGTCCAGCCATCGCGAGAAAAGGTCGCCGTCAGTAGCTGCCTGCGTCGAAATAGCGAAGATCATCGCCTTGTCGCCGTATGCGCCCTGCGAGGTGACAATCGCTTCAACGAAGTCGTCGTGTGGGCCTTTGATCTGGCCGACCTCATCGAGGATGGCGACCAGCGGCGAGCCGCCGTGCGCGCTCTTGGCTTCCGCTGAGCTGGCGCGGTAAACGACGTTCTTGCGCAGTCCGACAATCATCTTGCCGGATGGAACGATGCGATACAGCCCTTTCAGGCGCGGCGACATCATCAGCATCTTGCTGGCGTAGTTGAAAACTTCCGCAGCCTGGTCGCGAGAACGCGCGCCCGACATGATGCGGCTGTTCGGAAACGCCTCAGGGCCGATCACGTGACCGAGCAAAAGGCAGGCGATAGTGGCCGTCTTGGAGTTCTTACGTGCGATCGAGAGGTACGCTCGCGACGTGCCATTTGGGTTGTCGTATACCGACAGGATGAAGGCTACCTGGAAATCCAGCAGCCTGATCGGTTGCCCGACCAGCTCGCCCTCTGGCACGACCAAGTACTCTTCCACGAAGCGGCACATCTTTTCGCCGCGGGTGAGCTCCGACGTCGGCAGTCCGCGCCAGTCGCGCAGAACCGGGATCGGGCCGCACTTGATGGCGCCGACCACGGCCTCAGAAAGCATTCACAACCTCAATCAGGCTAGGAGTTCGTCGTCCACGCTTGCGCCCGCCTCAATCTCTTTGGCTTGGTCTCGACGCTTGGCCGCGTCCCTCGCCTCGCCTTGTACGGCGCGCGCATGCAGCGCCAGCGATCGGCGAAACGAAAGGATTGAAGAAGCGTGCATCTGGACTACCGACTTGCGTGGGTTGGCGACCGGCGTGCCTTTTTCGGTGACCGCGACCGAGCCCTCAGTGCGGAGCAGGTCTTGCTCCCTCACAAGGTCGGCCATCGTGCGAGCCAACATCGCAGCGATCTCAAGCTGGTGCGCCGACCAATCGGCGCGGGCATACTCAGCAATGACGTTCTTGAAAAACGGGACGTCGCCTTCATCGAGCGGGACATTCTCAGGAAACTGGATCTCCTCAGAGGCCGCAGAGGCAATCCTCACGGCCTCATCAACGCTGTCGACGCGGCTTTTCTTCTCAGACATGCGGAATCCCCTCGCGCACGCGCGCTTGCGCGCACGCTAGGCAAAAATCTGTGTTTGCATTAACGTTGTGGTACCCCGGCGCTCCTAAGCGGAGAAATCCGACACTTTTGATGCGCCCCCGTCACCCGACCTCAACAGGATAACCATCAATGCCGACGATGACCGCCTTTTCGCCGGCCTCGATGCGAGCCTTTAGTCTGTCGTGGCACTGGGTGCAGAGAGATTGGAGGTTCGTTGGATCGTGGAATAGCTCAATTGATCCTTTGTGAGGAACCACATGATCGCAGACTGTAGCTTCGGTAACGTCTTCAACAATTAGACAGAAGCGGCACAACGGCTCAGCCGCCAACTGCGCCTCTCTCAAGCGAAGCCAGCGGGACGTCTTGTACAATCGCTGCCAAGTCGCGCTCTCTCTGCGTTTGCTAACCATAGGCGAAAAGACTCACCTGCTGGGGTGGTGTATTGCCCTTTTTTGCATTGCACGAGCGGCATAGGCACTGCGTATTCATGTAGCTATGCGCTCCACCTAATGACAGCGGCATGATGTGATCCAACTCTGGTGCGTCAGCGTCGTATGTGCCACGTTTCTCACGAGGGGTAGCGAGACCACAATCTCTACAAGTCCAACCATCTCGCTCAAACACCGAAATGGGATCCACGTTCTCAACGAACGCATTCCGCAGTCTTGCTCGGTTTTTTCGATGGCTGACGCGCCGCGCCTTTTTCGCAGAGCATTCTGACGAGCAAAACATTCTGCGTCGGTCGCCATATTCTGGCGCGAAATACGTCCCGCATTCTGCGCAAGGTCGCTCTGACCTATCTCGGCCGTTGTCGTTCGCAGCGATGTAGCGCTCACGAGTGAACTCGTTTCGACAATCCTGACCGCAATATTTCTCAGCCAAATTGGTGGCGCGAAAGCGTGACCCACATGCGGCGCATCGGCATACCTTCACTATGAAGGACACGTTCATTGAGGCGGCCGCCGATCGCAACCGTTGCGACTCCGATATGTTTGATCCAGCGTCAAACCCACACCGCCTCGAACAAAACCTTGCTGCGTTTTTACTGTCGCTTCTGCGCCTAAATGTAGCTCCGCAATGCTCGCACACTCTTTCGGGCGCCAGCTCTTCTCTGCGGATACGCTCTGCATCGAGATCACGGTTGAGACGTTCGTTTGCCCTACGACATTTGGCACAGCAGAACTTTTTGGATTTCGGCCCCGCAACGGCAGAGCCGCACATAGGGCATACACGTTCAATGTTGTCATTGGCGGCAACTAGGCCACCGAATAGTTCATCCAGCAAGGTCTCGACTCCTTGTCGACCTCATGTAGAGCGGGTGAGCCGAAGCCCACCCGCGACACCAGCGCAAGAGGTCGAGAATTGCGCCGATCTTCGGAAGGAAAACAAAAGCGGCCCGCTCAACCAGCAAAGGGAACGGGCCGCACGATCACCATGCAAGCGGAGGAGAACGCGCATGGGATTGGTTGCGGAGGTGAGTTTTCAGATATTTTTTATTGGCAATCCTTTAGCAGCCGTTCACCGTGTCTATCGATACCGATGCAGGGACCAAAGTTGCCTCTGGGAAATTTAGAACCAGCAGCTAAAAGGGCATTTTTTTAGTGAGGGAAAAAATGCGCTCATATCCAAATTGGATTTATCATACAGCTAAAGTCGTTGCCGGGGTGGCGATGGCGTACAGTTGCTATAATTTTTGGCCTCAGGGGGCGCTGGACAAGACATTGCAACGATATGTCTGGACGGTACTATTATCCGGCACCATTGCAATCGCCGCTGGTTTTATTTCCCAGTGCATATTTGAGGGCTGCTACAACACCTGGGAAGACGCGAAGACCAAAAGTGATCGACCGGCATTCTGGGGTGCAGTTTTCACCCTTTTTGGTTTTGCGACCGCTCTCCTTACGCTCGCGCTTCAACAAAGGTGGATTTAATTCCACAATTGTTCCCCGGCCTGAGCCGGGTCGGTCGCACGTCCTTTGCCTGGATAACCTGAGGCTGGGGCGACCAAAAGAATAAGGCCGCTACAGCGGCCTTTTAAAGAACCCTACATATAAACCGGTTCGCGCTGAATTTTGCTGTACAGCTAAGCCGCTATCCTCTCTTGCCGCTTTATAGCCATCAACTCTCCTGCAAGACACGATAGTCCCATCAAGAGAATTGAACCGCCGATCGACATTGCCGCTCGCTCGTTTGATGCGCCCGCGGTCCAACCCACGGCCTCGAGTTTTTTGCCGTAGAGCGCCAATTCCTCAAATGGCTCTAGCAGCGGTCCGAGCGCCAGCCTAAGACGTTCCAGCTTCGGCTTTGCATCCATTCGCTCAATCACGGGCTTGTCGCCCATGAACGGCTTCGGGATCGACGCCGGCGCCTTCTTGATCTGCATCGGATCGGCTTTCGATTTTCCGGCATGTTCGCGTCCGGTAAAATCGATCCCCGTAAGCCTGCGCTCGCCCTTGTACTTCAGCTCGCCTGTCTTCGGATCAATCCACGTATTTTGGTCTACCTGCAGAAGATCTTGGGTCGTGTACGTGTTTCCGATTAGCTCGGCCCCGCTGTTGGCCTCCCGGTCCAGCCGGATGTAGGCTAGCAGCGGTTTCAGCATCTCGTCCTTTTTTTGCGTAAGCAGCCAGCGGATTGCTGGCATCGAAACATTGTCGTTAGCGGCGCCGTTCCATCCCTCACCCTTCAATTGGCGCTTTCCGATCCGGCTCGTCTGAATTTTCATTGCCTTCGCCTCCGCTTTTTTCCGAGCCTCAACGATCGGCTTTGCATCCCTGATCATTTGTCCGATACTCTCCACCGGACGGCCTGTGGTTGCGCTTAGAACGACATTCACTTTGGCTGTTTTCATCGCTTGCTCCATCGTGGCTTGGGATCCGGGATTGCTCTAATCGCTTCGCTGGATTCGGTGGGCTGACCGCCCTCACCTTCGAACAGCATTGCCGCCTTCTCGCGGGCCAGATTGAAAGACTTGAGGCATCCTTCCTCCGCCTCGCGAAGCGGTATCGACGTCGGCGCATTGGCCTTCAGGGAAAGGTAAGCGCCCTTGTATTTTTCGAGTTCCGCAAGTGCTGCTGCGAGCCTCGCCTCCAAATGGCGGCCGGCACTTACCGCCGTATCGCGTTCCTTCTGCTCCACATAGTCGGTGATGCAGTCGCGATGGTATTGAAGAACCTCGCCAATCATGTCCTCCCGCGATCCTGGTATGTCGGACTGACAATGATGCGCGATAACGCGAGTGCAATAGTCATCCAGGAGCTCCCGCTTTCCGCGCGCTACCCGGTGCAGTAATGGGTTCATTCTTCCCCCTATCGTTGCCTGGTGTTGTCGTTATCGGCCAGCCACTGGCGCACGAGCGACACAGCCTTGCTGGCCGCTTCCGTGGTAGACGTGAACCGCACCACCTCAACCGGATGCCCTAGCCGCGCCAGCGAAGCGTGGCGCTCAACCTGCGCCGGAGACAGCCTGCCCTTGCCGACCTTGTTCTCGATCATCCGCAGCTGGCCACCCTTGAGATAGATCCGGAGGTCTGCTTCGCCCGGCGTCATGCCGGTGGCGATTGCGTCGGCCTGGGCACGTGGGCCGCGCTTCGCGCTGTTCATGTCACCAGCAAGCAGGAACTGACGGCCGAACTCCGGCAGCGACCGCAGGGCACGCACTTGGGCCGCCTGCCCTTCGCTTTCCTTGATGGGGGCGTCTGCAACGGTAACCTTGCCTTTGGCGCTCGTGCGGATGACGACGCGCTTGCCGTTGATGCGGGTGGTTTGGCTCGTGGCTTTTGCCATGGGTGTCTCCTCGTGGTGCGACGTCGTGGTGGCGACACACATACTTTCCGAGAGAGGAGCAAAAACGGGTAGTCGAATTTGGAAATATTTTTTTGGCGTGAAAAAGCCCCGCTTTTCGCGGGGCTGTGTAGCTATCCAGTGGCGTGAAGGCTGTGTTCGCGCATTGGCACCGGACTTGGCGACACCATCGGCATACCAGCTTCAAGGCAAGCTGCGATGAAGGCTGCGCGGGCGACTTCAGACGATGCCGACCACGAGAGAGCGGCCCTGCATCGGTTCACTGCCCTCTTGTAGCGATCTCCGCGTCGGAGCGGCCACTCTGCTTCCAAAAAATCCAGTGCGTCATATACGCTGAGGAATGTTCTCTCGAGTCCGCACTGTAACCGGACGCGAACTGGTGCTCGAAACAAAACGTCTTGGCTGCTCATTTCTTACCTCCAATCCAAACAGAACAAGAAGCACGAAAAATATTGGTGGGAGCAAATCCGGGTTCAAGACCGGAGCCGCAAAAAAAGACCTACTAACCGCAGACCTCTGTCATTGACGCTCGTTCTCGTCGCGGTGCGGACACCGCTTCATGAACTTGTCGATTTTTGACCGGTCACCTCGGAACTGTTCCATCACCTCGACAGCTACGTGCAGGCTAACAGCATAGTGCTGCTGGAGCTGCTCGACGGTGTATGGCTGCGTTTCATTGTCTGGCATTGCGCCCTCCTTCTGACCCGCAAATGCGACCACCCCGATTCGAGTTCCAGTCAAAAGGCAGGTTGCACCCCTACCACCCATCTGCCCGGTGCACGTTGCCCGAATAAAAAACCTCAAGAACCGTGCAGCCAGCACACCGCCCTGCACGGTTGCACGAGTAGGGTATATATTTAAAAATATATATACCCCTAAACGTGCACCAACCGGGCAGAGCTGTGCAGGTGTGAACGCACGGATGTGCACAGTTAGTGCACGGATAAAAAATGCGCTATCCGGGCAGTATTAGAAGTTGTATATCGTGGCAAACGGGGTTGCAGTACATGACATACGACGAACTTGTATCTGGCGGCGAAACGGCCATCGAGTCTCTGCTCGGAAAGCAGGAAAACCTTGAACTTGAGTTCAAGGCGAACGACCATCGCGAGCCCATCTTCATCGATGGGGCACTTACAAAACCGGGTAAGAAAATTCTCGCGAAAGAAATTTCGGCCTTCGCGAACTCCGCGGGTGGAGTGATTGTTTTCGGTATAGATTGCCGTAAAATAGATGGGGTAGACCAAGCGGAAAAATTGACCCCAATACCGGGTGTTTCACGCGCGGAAACCACCGTTAGAGACGCCGCGTCAGAACTGCTTCAACCACGCCATGACGGAATAAGGGTAGCCTCTATCCACTCTAAAGAAGGCTCTGACGCTGGGTACATCGTCGTGGACGTGCCACGATCGGAGCGCAGGCCGCATAGGTCGGAGGCAACTGATCAGAAGCAGTATTTCAAACGGTCTGGTGGCAGCGCTTTCGCCATGGAGCATTACGACATAGAGGACGCGTTCAAGCGAATATCTTCTCCCTCTTTGAGGGTGGAAGTGTCATACACTCCGACTATGGCAATCGGCCCCGACGAGCAAAAATATAAGCTGAATATTGCCCTTGAAAACACTAGCGATGTCACTGCAAAGATGATCAGTTTACAAGTGTGGGACCGAAACGGAGCTCCATTCAGCGACGACAGGCACGGCCCAGTATTGGTAACGCAGAGCTACTATAACGGCCGTTTACATTTTGCAGGGCCTGCAGATTTTGCGATCCACCCGGGAGAAAAGCGTATTTTCCACACGTTTATATTTTCCGCTAGAACTACACCTGAGGGAGGTGTTGTTTGCGGCACATTTGATCTGGAGCAAGGGTCGATTTGCTTTGATTACTCTCTCTCAGCCGAGAATATGCGGATGAAGACTGACCGCTACGTACTCGGCGACGCTGATATGACGAACTTCGCAGCCATCTTTAAGGCTGCACAACAACGAAAAGAACGATCGGGTCTTTAACAAGAAAAGGCCGGTGCATCTCTGCCCCAGCCTTCCTGTAGCTATCGCCTCTGCCAGTACATCCGTGGTCAGTGCGCGAGCTGTCTGGCCACCGAACGCGCAAGGACCGATTTGGTTCCCGTCAGGCTATTTGCTTCGTACTCGCCGTCTTAAACAGCTCATATTGAGCCTTTGCGTGTGCGTCCGCAGTCGCTTTTTGGGGAATGCCCTTGTACCCGGGAAACACCGGAAACTCGTGCATCTCGACTAGGTCCGTGAGTTTGTCCAACAGGCGCTGCATCGAGACTTGTTTCCCCTGCATTGCCATTCCTTCGGCATAGAGCAACCAAGATTCACCGATAAGCTCCATTTTACGAAGCTCCTCCGGCGTGCAGTAGTTTTTGGCGACCGTAACGTCTTTGGCTGTAGGTTTCTGATTACCGAGCCCCACAAGGCCCATATTAGGCTTGCTTGCATCAGCGCGGATCAACAGGATCTGCGAAGCCGTCAGCTCGGACGCCGCAAAATGAAAAACGTTCTGGCTATCTGCAAAAAACTTCCTCGCAGCCGGGTCGTCTTTATCGTAGTCGATCGAGCACTGCGCGAACGTCTCACGGACCTGAGTATACAGGTTCATCTCCGACGTTCGGATAGCGCGCACTTCCCGGGCCAAGTTGAGCAGCGCTGCGGGATCGCTATTTAGCCGTTTGCCGTTTAGCGCATAGCCGTCCTGAATATAGCCTTTGAGGACGGTGGACGCCCATTTGCGAAAGGCTATTGCTTTGCTGCCGTTGACCTTGAAGCCAACGGCCAAGATTGCATCGAGGCTGTAATGTTTCACGTTATACGATTTGCCGTCGGACGCAGTTGTCTGGAATTTCCGGACAACTGAATCTTCGTCAATCTCACTCGTTTTGAACAAATTAACGAGGTGCTCACTGACAGTCTTTTTGCTGACGCCAAAGAGTTCAGCCATTTGTTCCTGTGTAGCCCAGACCGTCTCCTGCTCGAGGTCAATGGGCAGCGCTACCTCTGCGCTCCCGACTTTGTAGTTCGCGAGAGCATCGAACTTGTTTTGAACAGCTTTTTTTACCTTGGCGACACCTGCCGCCATCTTGCTAATAATGCTTGCCATTTCGATCAAATTTCCTTTGTCAGATCGAAGGCGGGCTAGAAATTGCAGTTGACATCCGTCACGTGGGATTTAAGGGAATGTCATGTGATCACATAGCCGCCGTAAGGTTGGTATCAAGGCCCGGGCAGCGTTGCCGCGCCGCCCGGGTCGTCCGATTCGCTACACGTATGCGTAGCCGAGGAAATCTAGTTCCACCGACGATTTGCATCAAGCATTGGCAGTTGGAATTAACAGAATTTGGCAACTATCCCCCGAATTCCACCTTGCCACTTACGTTTTTCGGCACGCGAAGCTTAAGCCGCCCTCACAAACACCGCCAGCTCGCGCCTGACCGGATCACGCTCCTCCCGCTCGACGAGTGCGCCTTCACGCATCAGCGCCGTGACGAGGCTGGCTACTCGCTTGCGCTGCACGTTGTCGTCCAAATCCAGCCGCACAGCGTACGCTACAGCGCTTCCGACCCAATTCTTGGCCTTCGGTGACTTCTTGTAGTCGGACGCGCTCACGGCCGCCAGAATGGACGCACGCTGGTCTTCTGTTAGGTCACGCAGCCTCCAGCGGAAGGAAGTCGTCGCTGGCCGTAAGGAGAAGTGTCCTACCTACCACGTCGCTCGGCTCGTTGATCTGGTCGATGCCAAGTGCGGTTGCCAGCCTTTCGAGCTTTTTCATGCCGCGTTCCTGCATCGCTTGATCTTCGTTACTTTGGACGCACACGGCATATTGCTCCCTGGTGCCATCGTCAGCTTGAAGCTCCATTTGAAGCCAGTCAGAACCGTCGTCTTCGTCGTGCTCAATGTGGCTCGATACAATGGTCATCACGCGGTCTTCAGACGCACGGGCCGGGGCGGCCGCCAGGCCCGACCCCGTGCCCGCTGCGGATGTATCTCTTACTTTGTCCCTGGTTGTCACCGGGACAAGTAAGAGGGATTCGGTATTGCCTGCGATACCTCTAGACCGATTAGAGGTATTGCCTACAGAACCGCTAGGGGTACTGCCTGCAATACCGCTGGTTTCCATAGTGGTATCGTACGCAATACCACTACTAGAGGTATCGCCAGCAATACCGCTAGAAAAACTGAAGTTAGGCCGATATTCGCTAGGTCGGGTTCCTTGACCTTCGCGTACGAGCTCAATCGCGCGGTTATCCGCTAACCTGCGAAGGGACGCCACGACATTGGCGCGGGTCGCGTTGGTCGCCTTTTCCAGATACCTGAGGCTTGCCCGCGCATTCCCATGTCGTGAAACATAACGCTCAATCAATTCGGCCATCACCTTGTGATCGAGTTTGGTTGCCCAATCTGTGCGGATCACCATAAGGAGCAGCATATGCTTCGCCAAAAGGCCATCTGGTTTATCGCTCATATTTAGCCATCCGTGCCTCGTGGGTTTGCGAACTCTCGCGCGCATAGCGCGACACTCTTGCATTTGAATACTTCGCACATAGAGGTGCACACCTGCCGACGCCGACGGGTTGTTGGCGGCTTCGGAAAAACGACTGTCATTCGTTCAAATTTCCAATTCCGATCTATTGCGAAGATGGCTGCGCGGGTGCCCCCCAAGGCAAGGGGTGTAAATTGACGACCGACCTGCGGTTATGCCACTTTGACGCGAAATCAACGGAGATAGATTCGCATGCGCGTGTTCGACGCCTCTCGCCTGACCGATGAAGCGCTTCTTGCCTTCGATAAGATGATGAATGAGACATACCTAAGGGTAGTGGACATCTCCTCGCTCGGGGTATCGCTGCACGCTGACGCCCTTGAAGAGCTCGAGAAGCGTGGCAAGGTGAAATTGGTATCTGGATCGTTCGACGATCTGGGCAACGCCCTTATCCAACGTACCTAA